GAACTAACCTTCCACTAGCTACTCGCCCTTCAAAAAACTCTTGCAGCTTGGCATGCTTTCGCCATTGAAATTCCTCACCATGAACACCTTTAATTGCTAACCGACCATCCTCATCTTTCTCGACAGTCAACGCTTCTGGTGCACTAAATGCATATTGGTCAAGTCCCATGGGCTTCTCCTTTGCCTACTAACGTGATTGCTTCTTTCATGGTGCATCCCCAGAACGCTTCGGTAACTTGGTCAATTAACTCTCTACCTTTGGCGTCTAAATGCGTACGTTGGGTTTGCGATTGAATGTATAACCTAGCTAACTGGTTAAGTTTGTGGGGTGTCCAGCGTACATAACCAGCGCCAGTAACTAGATGCTCACACCAATGCATACGATGTGAATCCAGCGTGTCATCAATTGCCAGGTCCGAATCCCCACAGTGAATAATGTAATTGCTACCTACGTCATAACAATATTCATCATCTCCCCATAAGCTATTTGTATTAGACATTTATTGCCTCTCTTTTTTTAAGTCAACATCAAATATCAGTGCGGCAATCATTACCATTGCCAACGTAAACAAACCAACGCCATACAAAACGTGTTGATTATCCATCGTCATCAGGCCATGAATACAAAACCCAATTCCTGTTACCAAATAAATCTCTGGAAGAATTTTAAACATCACCAAATCCTTTAATAATTGCGAGGGTTGAATGCCCCCTCACTTGTGCGGGGGGCATGAAACGCGAGCTAATCTGCCAATAACTCGCCAAGTGAAGACAGTGGCGGCAGGTCGTCATCAGCTACGTCATCATCTTTTGTCGTCAATTCAGGCTGCACAACGTGCACACCGTCATCCTTGTTTAAACACCAGATAAATACAGTCTCCATAACTCACTCCTTACGAAAGAAAAAAGGGGCCGAAGCCCCTGGTTAATCAAGCCACCTTCTTCTTGGCGGCTGTTCGCTTGATGTGATCGTCCTGTGACTCGTCGACCTTCACCATGTCGTCGCCTCGCTCTGGCTCGTCGCCTTCGCTTTTGTTGCGAAGGTAATTCAGCGTCCTCTCGGCTCGCTCGATCTGAGCGGCGTGGGCGTCCTCGACTGCCATCGACAGCATCTTGTTGCCTGTCTTTGTCTGCCGTTCCCAGACGACAACCTCTAATCGTCGGCCTTCAAACATGATCTCGCCCTTGAAGGTCGGAGCTTTTTCGTTGCGCATGAGGCCCTTGGTGTTGTGGAAGGCAAGCCCTTGGTTGTTTTCGATGTTAAGTGCCATGGTTATTTCCTCAGTTGATTGATTTGTGTCGTTGCCGACAGGAGTAGAACTCCACAGGCTGTGCCTGGTTGCAAGGGGGTAGTTGAGCGTGAATCGCGGAGGGTCACGGTGACTCTGTGGACGCCAGACCGCTTGCGGGCTGAAGCGGGAACTGAGTCAGCGGGAAACCGTTATTCTCGCGGCCCTTGCGAACAGGTGCGGGCTGTGGATTCGTTACGGATGTCAGGCTACGACGAGTACAAATCTATCGACTGAGGAAATGACCGTTTATGGTACTTGGGCGTCGGAAACAGCCGAGGGTGCGTGGAACAACGCCAAGGGTCGAATGCCAACGGAAAACGGAGACCGAAAGCGTGATGATGGTTGAAGGCCGGCCCGCTCCTCCGTCGGATGGGAATGGTAGGCGAAGACAGGTGGCAAGCTGCCGAACTGCACTCTGCTCGCCCCGATTAGTCGCGGGAGCCGACGGCGGTGGTATTAGTCGCTGCGCTCCAGCTGGATAGGGATGCAGATGTAACCAACCGGCTCTGGGGATGCTTTGTCGGCTCTCTCACTCGGCTCTCTCAGCGGATCGGCTCCAGTCGGCTCGATGCCACATCGAACACTACTACCCAGCAGACACAGGTGGGTCGAATTTACTCGGCGGGGGGGCGACGGCAGCGGCGGCCAAATATATAGTTCCCACCCAGATACAAAAAACGGCAAAACTGAAAAGGCTGGAACCCTTTAAGAATAACCTTTTGGCTGTATATTCCATTTTGTTCTAAGTACCACTATTGCGGTTATGTGGAATTAGTATAGGATAGGGGGGGTAAGGCGGGCTTAATAAGCCTTATTTAAAATAAACGAGGAGAGTTTTATGCCAGTACGAAGATCAGGAAGGACAGTTCGGGGAAGCGGGACAAGAACAGGATTGCGGGGATCTAGGCGACCGGCGGGTTACAACCCACCTAGACCGCCAGACCGGCAACCGCCAAGGACGCCACAAGAGGCGGTGCCTAAGCCCAGGAGAAAGAAAAAGAAATGAACGAGAAGCCAGATCCCAGAGATAGCGTTGAATATCGCTCTATTGATTACTATTCAATGTGCGAGAAGTCTAAGAAGCAGGTTAAGTCTATGCAGGATGCGGGTTATTCTACCATGCATGATGCCAAGGCTACACCAGAAGAGACTGAATCCAAGGGTATGGGTGGATATTCTATTATTATGATGGGCAAGTAATGCCTGTTGAAGACATTGATATCCACGACCAAATAGAAAGGCTGACCAACAGCCTTTTTTTGCTTTCGGATAGCTTATCTGCTATTGAGGAATCTTTAACCGAGCTTATTGAGCTAGCAAAGGACAGTAAAGAAGACGATGGATAATGCAGAGATACCTGTACCCATAGATGATAAGTCAAAAAAAAGAACCCAATCATCGGGCAGGCCAACACAAAAAGACTTAGCTAGTAACTCCCGCCGTGGCAGGGGAAAGATAGGCAGGCCCAAGGGTGACGCGGGAATTATTAACGAGTATAAGGCTCGTATGCTGGCGTCCCCCAAGTCTAGGAGGGTGCTGGATACTATATTTGATGCGGCACTTGACCATGACCACAAGAATCAAGCCGCAGCTTGGAAGCTGGTAATGGATAGAATCTTACCTGTAGCCGCATTTGAGAAGGACGTGGTACAAAGTGGTGGTAAATCTGCCATTCAAATTAACATTACGGGCGTTGGAATGGCTGAGGTATCTGATAGCCCCACCATTAACCAGACCACAATAGACGGGGACTCTGGTGAAGTACTTTAATATTGAAGAGTTTAACTGTCAGGAAACAGGGGAAAATAAAATGAACCCTGAGTTTCTTGAAAAGCTTGATGAATTACGGCATGAGTGCAAGTTTCCCTTTACGATTACATCAGGATACCGCGATCCATCCCACAGCCTTGAAGCTAAGAAAGAGCACCCAGGCATGCATACAAAGGGTATAGCCGCAGACATATACGTCAGCAATGGGGTAGATCGCTTTAAACTACTAATTACTGCTTTTAATATGGGATTTACGGGGATTGGGGTAGCCAAGACGTTTATTCATGTGGATACTCGGACAAGTCAGCCCGTAGTCTGGACATATCAATAATGCTATACACTAGGCACGCAACAGTTACCAGCACGGCAGAGGTTGTTATTTTAACAGTTCCAGCAGGATTTGTTGCTCATGTAAGTTATTTGCTGGTGGCTAATAATGGCGGATCAACAAATGCCTGCACCCTGTACTTTGACGACGGCACTGACGAGCTTCACCTACTCGACGCTAAAAACATTGGCAGTAACGACAGGGAAGAGTTTTCTAGCGGAATATTTGTTATGCAGTCGGGAGAACAGATCAAGGCTCAAACGGGATCATCAGGTGATGTTGAGTTTGCAGTAACGCTTGACCTTCTTGAAGCTCCATCTACGCTTGTAAACTTTTCCTAATGTCTGATTTAAATGTAGAGTTATTGCCTTGGCAGCAGGATGTATATTCTGATCCTACTCGCTTTAAGGTAGTTGCCGCAGGTAGGCGCACAGGCAAATCTAGGCTGGCCGCATGGCTGTTAATCATTAATGGCCTTCAGGCCGATAGGGGTCATGTCTTTTATGTGGCCCCAACTCAGGGGCAGGCCAGGGATATCATGTGGCAAACTCTCCTAGAGTTAGGTCATCCAGTTATATCAGGCTCTCATATTAATAACCTACAGATTAAACTTGTAAATGGAGCAACAATCAGCCTTAAAGGTGCAGATAGACCCGAAACAATGCGGGGTGTGTCTTTAAAATACCTCGTAATGGACGAGTATGCCGACATGAAGCCTGATGTTTGGGAGCAAATATTGCGCCCAGCACTAGCAGATCAAAAGGGCGAGGCGCTTTTTATTGGCACTCCGATGGGTCGAAACCACTTTTACGATCTTTATAAGTATTCAGAGCTTGGAGATGACGAAACTTATAGGGGCTGGCACTTTACAAGCTATGATAATCCTATACTAGACCCTAATGAGATTGATATTGCAAAGAAATCAATGTCAAGTTATGCGTTTAGGCAGGAGTTTATGGCTTCTTTTGAGGCTAGAGGCTCTGAAATGTTTAAAGAGGACTGGGTTAAGTTTGGTAATTGCCCAGATGAGGGTGATTATTATATAGCAGTTGACCTTGCTGGCTTTGAGGACGTTAACAAGAAGCGCACAAAAAGCACTAACCTAGATGAAACCGCTATTGCGGTTGCAAAAGTAAACCCAGATGGATGGTTTATAGAAAACATTATTTATGGGCGCTGGGATTTAAATGAAACAGCAATGAAGATCTTTCAGGCTGTAAGGGATTATCGCCCTATTAGTGTAGGAATTGAGCGTGGCATAGCAAAACAAGCAGTAATGTCCCCGTTAACAGACCTTATGAAACGATATGGTATGTTTTTTCGTGTTGAAGAGTTAACTCATGGAAATAAAAAGAAAACCGACAGGGTCATGTGGGCATTGCAGGGGCGTTTTGAAAATGGTTATGTTACTTTAAGCAAGGGAGAGTGGAATACGCGGTTTCTTGACCAGCTATTTCAGTTTCCAGATGCCTTAACGCATGATGACTTAGTAGATGCGCTGGCTTACATAGACCAGCTGGCTCAAGTTGCATACGATTACGAGTATGAAATTGACGACCACGAAATTTTAGATGTGGTATCGGGATATTAATATGGCAGAAGATATTTACAATCCAGACCCAATAATGATTCAAGAATCTCTTGCAGAATGGGTTATGACCAAGTGTGAAAACTGGCGTGATTACTATGAGTCAAACTACGAAGACAAGTTTGAAGAGTATTATAGACTTTGGCGCGGTCAGTGGGATCCATCGGACTCTCAAAGAGCATCTGAAAGATCCAGAATTATTGCTCCTGCGCTGCAACAGGCGGTTGAGTCAAATGTTGCAGAGCTTGAGGAGGCTACCTTTGGTCGTGGAAAGTGGTTTGACATTGCTGATGATTTCACTGACGGTCAAAAGCAAGATGTTTTGTATTTACGCAAAAAGCTTGGAGAAGATTTTGAAGCCTGCATGGTGCGAAAGGCTGTTGCAGAGTGTCTTATTAACTCGGCTGTATTCGGAACTGGCATTGGCGAAGTGGTCATTGAGGAAATTAAAGAAATGGCTCCAGCGTCTGAGCCGATCATGGGTGGCGACCTTCAGGCGGTTGGTGTAAATATTACTGACAGAGTTGTTGTAAAGCTTAAGCCTGTACTTCCGCAAAATTTTCTTATTGATCCCGTGGCAACATCAGTTGATGACGCTTATGGCGTGGCAGTTGATGAGTTTGTAAGCAAGCACACCGTTGAGTTGCTGCAAGAGCAGGGCGCTTACATGGAGGGGCCAATCGAATCGGCGGCCCCAGACTCTGATCTTGAGCCAGACCAAGACTTTACGATATATAACGACGATAAAGTTCGATTAACAAAGTATTATGGCCTTGTTCCAAGAGAGCTTTTAGAAGCCGAAGATATTGAGGTTGAAGAAGACTCAAAGTATGTTGAGGCTATTGTTGTTATAGCAAATGGCGGAACATTACTTAAAGCATCTAAAAATCCATACATGATGGGTGATAGACCTGTTGTTGCTTTTCCTTGGGATGTAGTGCCAGGAAGATTTTGGGGTCGTGGTGTATGTGAAAAAGGCTATAACAGCCAAAAAGCGCTTGATACAGAGCTTCGCGCTCGCATAGATGCGTTAAGCCTTACAATTCACCCAATGATTGCAGTAGATGCAACAAGGCTTCCAAGGGGTGCTAAGCCAGAAGTGCGCCCCGGCAAGATGATTTTAACCAATGGAGATCCGCGTGAAGTCTTACAGCCTTTCAACTTTGGTCAAGTGGGCCAAATCACGTTTGCCCAAGCCGCAAGTCTTCAGCAAATGGTACAGCAAGCTACAGGGGCTGTTGACTCCGCTGGCATCGCGGGTCAAGTTAACGGAGAATCAACTGCTGCTGGGATTAGTATGTCTCTTGGCGCTATTATTAAGCGTCATAAGCGTACTTTAATTAACTTTCAGCAGTCATTTTTGTTGCCGTTTGTAACTAAAGCGGCTCATCGATACATGCAGTTTGATCCCGAAAACTATCCGGTTGCAGATTATAAGTTTGTTGCAACCAGCACTCTTGGAATTATTGCAAGAGAGTATGAGGTAACTCAGCTAGTTCAGCTATTGCAGACTATGAAGCAGGACAGTCCAATGTATCCTGTTTTAATCCAAAGCATTATCGATAACATGAATCTTAGTAACCGAGAAGAGCTTATTGCGACAATGCAGCAGGCGTCTCAGCCTAACCCACAGGCGCAGCAAATTGCTGAAATGGCTCAGCAGGCTCAGTTGCAGTTTCAACAAAGCCAGACAAATGCGCTTAATGGTCAGGCCGCAGAGTCTCAGGCTCGCGCAGCTAAGATATCGATTGAAGCGCAGATTGCGCCTCAAGAACTGGAAATTGATAAGATTAATGCAATCACAAGGAATCTTAAAGAAGGCGACTCGGAAGATAAAGAGTTTGAGCGCAGGCTTAAGATTGCTGACAGGCTTTTAAAAGAGCGTGAACTGGAGGGAAAGTCACCTAATGCTAATGACGCAAACAGAAATCAACAGCCTGCTGGGGCAAATCAACAAGGCATTCCAAGACCAAACCGACAAGCTGGAGCAAGTCCAAGTCCGATTGCAGGCATTGGAGAGCAAATTCAATGAGCAAGAAAAAGGATCCAAAGTTGGCACGCGCGGGCGTA